AAGTTCATATATTAAAAATAATGACCCAACATCGCTTTCAAAAATAGAAAATTTAGAATCTTTTCTATTTCAGCGTAAAGCTTTAATTGGCAACTTAATGAATAAACGAGTTAAAATTGCAATGCCAGGAAATTTTCAGTTAACATCTGGTTTTAATATTTACTTAGAAGCTCCAACTTTTGGCGCCAAAGAACAAGGTGAAGATAATCAAGATAAGAGTTTAAGTGGTAAATATTTAATTGTGGCTTCACGACAAATTATTGGTTATGATAAGCATGAAACCATTATTGAAGTGGCAACAACATCAACAGAAAATGAATTCGTTGCTGTAAGTAGTAACAATTTACTTGAAGAATTAAAAGAGTTTGAGTTATGAGTGAAGAAAAAGATTTTGCTGGTAAAAGTGGTTTTATTTGGTTTATTGGCTTTGTAGAAGATAGACAAGACCCACTAAAAATGGGTCGTGTTCGTGTTCGTTGTATTGGTTGGCATGCTGATAATAAAATGCAAGTTCCTACAAGCGGACTTCCTTGGGCTACACCAATGTTGCCAACAAACAATTCAAATCCATATGCTCTCAAAGAAGGAGATATGGTTGTTGGATTTTTTACAGATGGCGAGGCTGCACAAGATCCAGTTATTATGGGCACCATGCCAGGTTTAGCAATAAAACCAGGAAACGCACAAGAAGCTTTTAGTGATGGGAGAACTGAGGCTCAATTAGCAACAGCACCAGTTAAACCATCAGAAACACCTACACTATATCCAAGAAGATTAGATGAACCAAGCACCTCACGCTTGGCAAGAAATGATGCTGGTTTTCCATCGCCAATTAATGAAAGTAAAGCGGCAAATAAGGCAAATAAAGTAGAACCAAATTCATACTATGCAGCAGTTTACCCGTATAACAATGTGTATGAATCAGAATCCGGGCATGCCATGGAGTTTGATGACACGAAAGGAGCTGAGAGGATACACTTGTACCATCGCTCTGGTTCGTATGTTGAATGGGGACCTGCTGGAGACCGATCCGAACGAATCCAAAGAGATAAGTTTAGTGTCGTAATTGGTGATGATTCAGTATATGTTGAAGGCAATGTTAATTTGTTTGTAAATGGGAATGTTACCGCAGAAATTGGCGGCAATGTTACCGCAGATATTGGTGGTAACGCTACTATGCAGGTAGGAGGTAATTTCAATGCTGATATTGGAGGAACATGTGATATATCTTCTGGAGGTAACATGACATTTACTGCCCCAAGAATTGATTTAAATTGACATGGCTCACGAATTTATTATTTTATTAAATGGCAAGTTAACAACATATACAAAATATGAAGATATACCTAATGTTTTTGATAACTTAATTAAATTTTTACCTGAAATACCAGATGCTCCACATACACACAATCAACATGATGAGATTGATTCGTGGAATGAAAAGCTAAAAGAACTATTAAATAGAGAAACGAATGGCCATTAGTATTGTTGTTTCACCTGCAGGAGACACTCCAACAGAAATACAATCAACAACTAGGTCAGTAAGAGAAGTAAATGCAACAATTACAGCTTCAGGTGATGAGATGGAATCAAACATTGTTGTAAGTGCAATTTTAACAGGAGTTTCAGAACCTGGTTTAACCATAACTCCTGGCCCAATATTAGTTACTATTATTGGTAAATTTATAGATCCGTTTTTGGACACATTTAAGTTTGTAAGTAAAGGCAGTAGTAATAAAATAGAAACTCCTACGACAGTCGTTGGAGTGCAAAATATGCCACCAAAGAAAGAGCTGTTTGATTTAAACCAAGATACAAGATTATTTGAACTTAAAACATATCAAATTACCGTTAATTACGATGATGAGTTTTTAGTTCCAGGTACAGAAACATTTACAGTAACACAAAAAATAATGAATGATTTAGAAGGTATTCGTTCATTTATAGACACTTATTATAACTAGGAAATAATATGCCAGCAATAACAAGAGTTGGTGATGCAGATGTAGCCCATTGTTCTGGAATGGTTAGAGCGCAAGGTTCAGGCAGCGTGTTTGCCAACGGAATAGCGATATCAAGGCAAGGAGATGTCAACACGGTACATCTTTTGCCAGGATCACCTTGTCCGGCTCACAACGCACCTATCACTTCTGGTTCATCTAAAGTGTTTATAAACGGCAAAGGAGCTGGTCGTGTTGGAGATGCAATTTCTGGATGCACCTCTGTGGCCCAAGGTTCTTCAAATGTTTTTGCAGGATAGAATAAATAGAAAATGGCAACCGTAAAAATAGAATCAGACCGAATTTTTAGAGACCTGGATTTGAATTTCACCATTCATCCAGTTAAGCTAGATGTCAACACCCACAAAGATGAATTTGCTATCATTAATTCGGTTAAAAATTTAATATTAACAAATTATTATGAAAGATTGTTTCAACCACAAATTGGAAGCGGTTTGCGTGGTCTTTTATTTGAACCAATTGACAGCTTAGTGGCAGCTTCAATTGAAAGAGAGGTTGTTGAAACTATTAACAACTTTGAACCTAGGGCTCGTGTATCTAGTGTCGCCGCAGTTCCAAGTCCAGATGAAAACCGATATAATATTCGTTTAGAATTTTTTATTATAAACGACCCAAACCCAATTACAATTAATTTCTTTTTAGAGCGGATTAGATAAAAATGGCAAACCGTTTACGAGTAACAGAGCTTGACTTTGATACAATTAAAAACAATTTAAAAGCTTTTCTAAAACAACAATCTCAATTTACAGATTACGATTTTGATGGTGCTGGCTTAAATATTCTTTTAGATATTCTTGCCTATAATACACACTACAATGCGTATTACTTAAACATGGTTGCAAATGAATCGTTTTTAGATACCGCTATTCTGCGAGAGTCGGCCGTATCACACGCTAAAACATTAGGTTATACTCCTTACTCCACACGAGCGCCCGTAGCAATCATTAACTTATTGGCAAATTCTACCACAACTTCCGCCGGCACATTGACTTTGGCCGCAGGTTATGGTTTTCTTTCAAATCAAATTGATAGTAAGGCCTATAACTTTGTAGTTTTAGATGATGTTACCGCAACAAAAGCTAATTCATCTTATTTGTTTGAAAACCTAGAAATCTATGAAGGTCAATTAGTAAGTTATTCTTTTACCTATGACCAAGGTTCAAACCCAAAACAAACATTTACAATACCTGATACAAATATAGATACGACCACAATTAAAGTTTCTGTAACTCCTTCGGCTTCTAGTACAGCAACGGAGTCCTATGAAAAGGTAACCGATGTGTTAGATATTACTGCTACATCTGAAGTTTTCTTTTTACAAGAAGAACGAGGAGGAAAGTATCAAATTTATTTTGGTAACAATGTAGTAGGTAAAGCATTGCCTGATGGCGCTATTGTAAATGTAACCTATCTCTTAACAAATGGCACCGCTTCTAACAAAGCCAATAATTTTATTGCTTTATCTTCAGCGACAGATTCATTGAGTGAACCTCTAACCAACTTTACAATTACTCCACAAAGTGCAGCTTCTGGTGGTGCTGACCGTGAATCGGTTGACAATATTAAATTCTCAGCGGCTGCACGATTCTCTACACAGAATCGTTTAATTACATTTAAAGATTATGAAACTTATATTTTAAACAACTACCCAAACATTGATTCTATTTCTGTTTGGGGTGGAGAAGATAATGAGCCTCCTGTTTATGGTAAAGTTTTTATTTCAATGAAGCCAAAAGAAAACTATTATATTTCGGAGGCAGAGAAGCAACGAATCATTGACGAAATTATTACACCAAAGGCAATTATTGCTGTTCAATCTTTAATCATTGATCCTGAATTCTTGTATTTGTTAATTGATGTTGAATCACAATACGATCCAAAGAAAACAACGGATACTGAGGCAGCTTTAAAAACTAAAATTAACAATGCTATTTTAAACTATGCTGATACTTTTTTAAATAAGTTTGGTTCTAAAATTATTAACTCAAAATTAGAAACTGCGGTAGATAGTGTTGATTTAAATTCTATCGTTGGTAATAAATTAATTACTCGTGTTCAAAAACGATTTGAGCCAGAGTTAAATGCCTCGCAATCTTATACAGTCAATTTTAATGTTCCGTTACATCGTGGTACAGTATCAAATAAAATAACATCAACCGAGTTTGATGTGGTAGATAGTGATGGTATAAGAAGGACAGTTTTCTTTGATGAGGTGCCACAATCATTTACTGGCATTTCTAACATAGAAGTTACCAATCCAGGCTCTGGTTATCTGAGCGCTCCAA